TCGCAAAAAAGGTTGGCCCATTTCTCCCACTTGGAGCTCTCGGCGGGGCTGTTATTGATACTTTCTATGGTGGAATTCCAGAAGAAGGAGCAGAAAGTGGTGGTACATCAATTGGTGGAATCGCAAAGGGGACCGCTAATGCTGTTAGCAGTGCAGTTTCAACCGGAACGGATAAAATATCCGGAATATCGGAATCAATAAAAGAAAAACTTTCTCCTGCATCAAGAAATAACACTGGCGCTCAAATGGAAGTTGGAATGTCAACTATCGCAGACTCAAAGGCACAACCAGCACCAGTGATTGTTGCGGGTGCTGGTGGAGGTGGCGCCGCTCCTCAAAACACAACCGTAAATGCTTCGAACGTAAACGTATCTAATAGTAGACACGCCGAAGAATCTTGGTCTTTAACGACCGCGGCATACGGTTTTTAGTAACAGAAAAACTGCACGGTAACACTACGGATGTTACCGTGCCAAAAGACTGTTACATACCAGAAGAGGCGATACCGGATTTCTCCAGTATCGCCCCTTGTATTTGTTTATCAGTTTGGTTAGTCCTGAGCCAACTTGGCGAAATAAGCCAAGGTGTCTTCCTCACCTTCATCATTGCTTGATGAACTAACGTTCTGATCCTCGCTCCTCGGTGCGGGTGCGTCCACTCGCTCTTCACGGGTCTCATTGAGCTCGGTAGTTTGTTCTACCGAAAAGGTGTTGGCGATATCCTCTTCACCAAGTACCTCGTATAACTTCTTCTTGAGTTCGGCGTATGACTTGTAACTTGACGGATCGATGAACTCATTCAATCCATGAAGACTGTCATAGACCTTCTTCAACTTGTCTTCATCACCATCAAAGAGTTCAGTAACAGAATCGAACTCTGACTTATCATAGTTGCGATAACCTTCAACATTACGAATCTTCAACTTGAAGTTCGCTCCACCCCAGAAGTCAAATGGGTTGATAGGTTTCTCATCCTCGAACTGAGGCTGCATCACATCCATGACCTTATCGAAGATCTTCTTTCCATACTTGTAAAGAAAGACCTTACCTTCGTTTGATGGATTCGATGAATCCGAGATCACAAGAATGTTTGATACGTAATGCAAACGACGCTTGCGTTGACGAACCAACTCCTTGTCTTCTTCCCTTCCAGAGTTCCACAACTGAGAATTCAACTCACTCAATGGATCTTGTTGACCAATTGAAGTAAGAGACTTCTCGATATACCACCTGCCGGTTGGCCCCTTGAAACCATGATCCCAGAAACGAACCCAAGGAAGATCCTCAGCGTTCGAAGACGGTAGGAATCGGATAACGGCATAACCATTACCTGCTTTATCAACTGTTGGTTTCCACTCTCGGTCGTCTCCATAAGACTTCTTTTCAGAGACGCTTTCGGCGGCGTTTACCAACTTTTCTATCGACGCAAGTCGATTTGCTTTTAGTTTTTCGAATGACATATATTTTCGTATTTTAGTGTATAACAGTGTATTTTTTTGTATACTTGAAGTAATATAACAGATTTCAATCACTTTGTAAAGACTTTTCTTACAATATTTACAAGTTTTTTTGTCGGCATATTTCTTCGAGATAGTAGTAATTTATACTTCAAAATTTTTTCAATTTGTTCGGTGTAGACTCCAAGCGGATCTCGAATATCTTTCTTGAGCCGTCGAAGATTGTTGACCAGAATATCGATGATCGCTATTGTTTCGATTGAGATCTCTTCAGCCAAAAGACAATCAAAGGGAATCGTGCTAGTACAGATTCGATCAAAGGAGTCGCATTGTTCGTAAAGAGTTTGTAGATCCTTTTCAAATTCGTAAGAAAGAGACTCCATTCTCTTGACATACTTTGAGTAGTTCTCCTCTTTCATGTCACCTATCCACTTGACTCCGGCAAGAAAGTTCGCCGTGAAGTATTCGATGACAACCTCGGGCTCCTTATATTTTCGTGCTATTCGTTCAAAAAAGAATCGATCCTTTCGTCGAGTGAATGTGGATTCGTTAGAGCTGGTCTTAAATCCATACTTGGTTGCATCGTAGGAATCACTTGTGAAATGAAGTTTAAGAGACAGGTAAATTTGATATGCAGTATAACCATTCACAAAAGATATGCAGTCGTTCTCTTGATGATATTTCGTTCCATTGCTTCGGCTTCAAGTTTGTCCTTCAACGGGCCGCGAATAATCTTTGCGATGTCTTCGGGATCAATCTCCTTATCCCTACAGATGTCAATGATTGCTTCGGTGTAAGACATCTCATCCGTCTGAACAAACTTCTCTACTTTCATGCGAAGTTCGTCAAAAGTAATTACGGGTTTAATTGGTATTTCATCTGTCATCATGCTTTGAGTATAATTGTGTTATCGTTGACTCGACCATTTGCCGAAGTTTTCTTGGTTGTGAGTTTCTTGAGAGCGTTTGCGATTTGCCTTTCGGTTTTACTTACGATGATTGGAAGTATCTCTTCGGGTTTCCTTATCTTCATAGAGAAGGAGTTCTTTTCGTCGTAGTCTCGAATCGTAGTTCCCTTTACCGAGAGTCCGGAAAGACTGGTAGTCGAAAGAACTGTCAACTTGCGATACTTCTCATTGAAAAGATAGACCTTTGTCGATCCTATGATCTTGATTGGATTGATCGACGCAACTCCGTAGTCGGGTGAAGACTTCAGGTAATTCATCTTTGCGACCAACTTATCAGCACTCTTCTCCTTTGTCTTTCGAGGTTTTCGAGCTGCTTTCTTTGTGGATTTGTAGATCTCCACATCGTTCAACATCTCTTCCAGAAGAGTAATTCGTTTCTTGATTGCAGGCTTCTTGAGATATGAGTAACCTTCTACCGAATCGGAATTGGTCTTGTCACGAGCTTCGATCAGTTCCGCTCGTTGTTTCTCGATCCAGTTTACAACAATCCCAAGAGAACTGATTGGAGCGTTTACATTCTTGAGTAAAGACCCTACATTGATCTTAGATACTTTTGTGGTAGTGTTAAGAATCCAGACATCAAGCATCTCTTCAAGTCGAACAAGAACTTCATCTCGAATCTTTTCTTGCATGATGTCATAGACCGAGACTCTTTGAGTTGTCGCCTTCTTCTTCGTCTCCGGAACTCGTTGAGAGATCTTGCGAAGATAGTTATCTACTTCCACACCATAGTCCACATTGTTGTGATACTTTGGCATACCAAGATTCATCATTCGAGCGATCTTACCACAACTCACGATCTCGATACACTTTGGCGCCTTACGGATAATAGAAAGTTTTGATTTGTCAATCGACTTGACATACTCCTCAATGATCGGAAAGTAATCGTCGGTGTTCAGGTAGTAGTTGTAAAAGTTCAAAGCCCGAGAGAAAGTCTTTTGTTTCTTCTCTTCAGACCATTCACTTGCTCCTTCCCAAGTTGGTTCTTCGCCCGTCCATTTAGACTCGGATGCAATGACCAACCCGTTCTTTTTGAATTTTTTCTTTGCCATAATTAGAATGCTTGTGATGAGATGTTTACAATATCCGAGAACTCTGCCTCGAAGAGATGGTATCCCGAACCGCCCGGATCTACAATGAATTTTCCGTTTCGACGACGCCCGATGATCTTACCGGACATAGTTGCATTTCGAGATTCTCCAACCGAAAAGGTAACGTAATATTCCTTATCAAGAGAGTCAAAAATTGTGGGATCAATAGGATAAAGATCGTCGTCATAGATGAGTGGTAATTTCAGTTGCATAGGTTTTCGGATTGTGAATAAGCCAGGAAATTCGTCGCAGTAATACATTATCGATAGAAGATGTGTCGCCCGATCTTGGTGGTGATCGTCATGCTCTTTGCCCAGTAGGGAATCTTGATGTAGTCGGCATGATAGTGATCCGCACCCTTCGTGTAATTCGTTGTACGACCTTGAACAATTCTCAATGCTTCATCCCAACGAGGATGTTTCATTGCCTTACTGATTCCGGCTTGAGCGTCTTTGTCGTTCCAGCAAGAGAACTGATACTTCTGAAGACAAACCATCGCTTCAGACAAATTTCGTTTTGCGGAACGATTCACAATGATTTCGTTGACCGCTTCCATTGCACCTTCGTGATACTCACCACCAGCTTCAAGAATCAAAGTGGCGGCAACAATCTCATCGGAGAACCGAACCTTTGGTTGAGAACCTTCTCCGGTAATCGCAATTATCAGAGAAATAAGAGAGGCAGTAATGGTTATTGTTTTCATCATCTATAAATCAGTATGTCTAAAAGGAGTGGAAAGTCAAGTAATATTTTGTAAAAAGAAAGTAAAAGGAGCGAGAGAGAAACAGAAAAGAGGAAAAACTCTCTCGC